TTGTCTTTCCAAAATATTTTCAGCTAATTCTATGGTATCTTTAATTTTTTCTTCGGCAATAACCTGACGAACCTTCATTAATTTACTGAACTGAACTGTTAAAGATGTTGATTCATCAGGGTTCTTATTATACCAATCATAGTATTCTCCCATCAATCCTTCATAAAGTTTTGACTTTAATCTTAGATAAACCGGAGTAATAATTTTCTCAGGTAAATCTAATACTTCAGTTTTTAACCTACGTAAAACTTGCCTTGATGTTCGGTCTCTCAACTCTTCCAGGTTTGATGCCCCGGTAACATTCCATATTTTACGAGTTCCTGCGGTGAATTGATAACCTTGACAATATCTAATAGCGTATGCCATCCAATTCTGAGCTACCGGACTCTCAATAAGAGCCAATAGGTTAAAGTAGTTCATTGGTCGGTTTGTCATCGGTGTTCCGGTCAACAACCATACTCTTTCACAACTTTTAGAGAAACTATTAACAAGTTTGGTTCTTGCAGCTTGTCCGTTACTTACATAATGGGCTTCATCCAAGATGATTAAATCAAAATTCCCTTGTGTGATTAAAGATTCTGTTTTACCTTTTAAATCGTAAAAGTTTTTAAGAATATCATAATTAACAATCACAAAATCGTGTTCAATAGAGAAATTCTTACCTTCTGAAATATAAACACTTCTATCGGTATAGTTCTCAATCTCTCTTTGCCAGTTAATCTTCAGAGATGCCGGACAAACAATTAATATTTTCTTCGCCCCTGTCTCTAAAGCGGCAATAATGGTTGCTGTGGTTTTACCAAGACCCATATCATCGGCAAGAATAAACCTTTTAGAACCGGCAAGTTTTTCAATCGCCTCTTTTTGATGTTCTAATGGTGGACGATTAGAGTATTTTGAGTAATCCACAACAATATTCTTAATTGTATGTGTTTTAATCAAAGCACCTTTTGGTAGCCAAAACTCGTGGATAGTTTCATTCTCTAAAACTTTACCCCAAACGTGGTAGGATTTTTCTTTCTCAACTAATAGTTTTTCCACCCATACCTGTTCGGGGATTTTAAGTAATAATTTTTCATCAGCAATTTTTTTGGCAAAGTAGGGGTCTAAATCAACCCATCGTTTGGCTACCTTAGGTGTAACTTCGTAATAATTTATAATGTAATCACATTGAGCCCTTGTAGGAAAAAATCTTTTGTTGGTCTCTTTTTGATGTTTTAATTTTAAGATATAGTTATTCGCCCCCTGATAAGTTTCAAGGAGAGATATCGCTCGTTGTTCTATTGTTAAATTAGAATTTTCAGATGTATTGTTTTCCAAATTTAATCTTTTAGTAGAAATATAACACATTTTATAATATTTATCAATAAAAACACTATGAGTAATTCAAAAGTGCCCATCACGAGAATTGGGAAATTTTTTGGGGCTGAAGATTTTAATTTAGAGTTATCATTTGGACAAGAATGGTTACACGGGGATATGAACTTTACATTAGTTCTATATCGTGTTGATAGATATAAGACCAAAACGGATGATGTCTATGGTGAGACCGTATCTGACGGTATTAAGTTTTTACCTCCGGTTGAGTTTAAAGGATATGTTCAAATTTTAGCACCTGAGAACAAATATTTAGGTAATTCTAAAATAGACCAAATGGAACCGGGTAATATGAAAGTATCTGTTTATCAAAGAGATTTAGAAGAGTTAGAAATTGATATTAGTTATGGTGATTACATCGGATACTATGAAACGGAAGATAAAGTTAGATATTATACGGTTAATAATGATGGAAGGGTTACTTCAGATAACAAACATACTTTGGGTGGATACAAACCATTCTATAGAACTATTATGGCGTCACCGGTTACAAATAACGAATTTAGAGGTCTATAATGAAAATATTAATTAAAGAAAATCAATATAAGAAACTATTAGAAACTGTCACCAATGATGTTAAAGAACATATAGGCGATAAAGTTATGGTTTATTATAACTTACATAAACACACCTTTTCGGTAAGGTCTAATAATAGAGTTGTTATCCACGCTGATTATGTTAAATTGGTTGACGTTGAATTTAAAGTTAGACATGGAGGTAGAGAAAAAGTTATAAAAGACAAACAAAAAAACGTACATTCATTTGTAATCGGAACTTTGGTCGATTATTGTAATTACCCTTGTAAAGATATGCCAAGTGAACCTAATAACAATATTGTGACATATAACCCATATAAGTATAATTCATTTGTTATGAAAGATACTGAAGAACCAATATACCAAGCAAGTGTAGTAAAAATGATAAATTCAGGAAACAAAATATTTATAACAAAACAATAAAATGAGTTTACCAAGTAAAATAAAGAAAAATATACCACTAACGGAGTCCAAAACTCTTTTACCAAGAAGACACGAACTTTTGGATAAAATCAATAAAGACGGAACTTATCTTCCAAAATCTTTATTGCATGCCGATTTAGACAGAGGTTTTTTAGATTTTGTTAAAAACGAATTAAAAGTGGTTGTTGAAGGTAAAACAATTCCAACGGTTGATATTATTATCACAACTCAGAATTGGTCTCAGTTTACCGAAACTTGGAACTTCCAAAATATTGATAAAAATACGGAACCACCTTTTATTACAACAATTAGAACCCCGGAGGTTAAATTTGGAACTAATCCGGCTCTTATGTATAACATTCCAAATAGACGACAATATTTTTATGCTCAAGTACCTACTTGGGATGGACAACGAAATGGTATGGATGTTTATACAATACCTCAACCGGTTCCTGTTGACATTACATATTCGGTAAAAATTATTTGTAATAGAATGAGAGAGTTAAATAAACTTAATCAGGTTATATTAGAAAAATTTGCATCAAAACAAGCCTATGCGGTAATCAAAGGACATTACATTCCGATTGTTATGGGTGCAATTACTGATGAATCTGTTGTTGATGTTGAAAAAAGAAAATATTACATACAAAGTTATGAATTTACAATGTTAGGGTTTTTAATTGATGAAGATGAGTTTGAAGTATCTCCAGCAATCACAAGAGTTTTACAAGTTGTTGAAATAGAAAAAAAAACAACTAAACGTGGTAGGAAACAAAACGATGAAACAGGTGTTGGTAGTCAAGCATTATTTTTAGTTGGTAATAATACATTAACACAATTGTTTAGTTACATTGTTGATATTAAAATTGGTGAAACAATAAATGTTGAATCATTTGATGTGTATATCAATGATGATTACTATGGGTCTGATTTAGATTTAATACAAATTAATTCCGGTGATGTGTTAAGGTTAAATATTGTTAAGAACAATAACTCATTAGAATCAACAATTCAATTCATTGATAAGATACTTTAGTCTTCCCCATATATATCTTTTGTTGGTTTACATTTCTCAACAATTAGTCGTTCTAAAAAACGATACATTTTAATACCCTTCTTTTCACAGTAAGTTTTAAGAATCTCGTGTGTCTCCACCGATATCTTTAAATTTTTAATCTTTTTAATGTCTTTATCCATAAGTAGAAAAAAGGCAGAAAATAATCTCCCTAAAATATAAATAGTTGCTACGAAGTAAAGTATTTTGATTTTTTTTTAATATTTATATATAAATAAAATTATAAACAAAACAAACTAATGGCAACAAACAGTAAAGTATTCGTATCTCCCGGGGTATATACTTCCGAAGTTGATTTAAGTTTCGTAGCACAAAGTGTGGGGGTTACCACATTAGGTATTGTTGGTGAAACACAAAAAGGACCAGCATTCGAACCTATCTTTATACGAAATTTCGATGAATTTACTAACTTCTTTGGGGGTACATCACCTGAAAAATTTATTAATACACAAATACCGAAGTATGAAGCTTCGTATATCGCAAAAGCTTATTTACAACAATCTAATCAATTGTTTGTTACAAGAATTTTGGGATTATCAGGATATGACGCGGGACCATCTTGGTCTTTTAGAACAATAGCAAATGTTGATAAAACAACAGTTGATTTTGATTGTTCAGGTAGTACATACGATTTTGCGTTATGTGAAACTATATGCACAGGATACACAGAATATACATTTACATTACCGTTTACCGGATGTAATGATGATATAAGCTCAATAGTATTCGGAACAATTACCGGAGATAATTCAATTATAACAAATAAGTTTAACAATACTTATGAAAATTTTAACGGAACAACATCAACAATAATTTCAAATTTCCAAGAACAAATTTTTAACATTATTGTTTCTTCAACAACTCTTTCAACATCAGCAACATCATTATATTGTTATGGTACAATATTGGGTAATGATTATGATAATTTAATTTCAGGAGGTTATACAAACGTAACAAATGTGTTTGACGTAAATAATGTTGATTCACATTCAGCTGATTATACAGCACCTGAGAATGACCCTTGGTATTACGCATTATTTGATAATAATAATGGTAGTTATACAGGTAGTTCTTACTATTCAACTATCAACACTCTTGGACAAAGTTCTACATCATCAAATTGTTCATCTTTTTATTCATTTAGTGTAAGTGGTGTTTCAGGAAGTATTAATTATAATAATAGTACAATTAGTGTTGTTTTACCTTTCGCATCTTATTCAGGTACAAATTTATCAACCGTAATCCCAACGTTTAGTGCTTGTTGTTCAGGTGTAACGGTAGGTGGTACACAACAAACTAGTGGGGTGTCTGTTCCTAATTTTTCTGCGGGCGCGGTACAATACCTTTTAATACCTAATGATGGAAGTTCTACAGGAACATCTTTCTCAGTAACTGTTGAAATACAAAACCCTTGTAACCCAATAACATCCGGTAATACTGGAAACCGTACTTCAGGTTCAATTAAAACTTGTTATACAGGTAGTGTTAGAGGTTCTGTTTATGTTTACACAGGAACGTCTTACACGGACTTTGATGATTTAGTTGTCGCAACTCTTCGTTCAAGAGGTATTGCAACTTATGGTACGAATAGTGATGGACCAACTTATCAAGTTAATGATGTAACCGACGTAACTATGAATTGTACAGGTGGATACTCAACCATCGGTAAAAACCCTTACACTGAATTTGGTTTAAATATAACAGATAAAGATGGTAATACATTCTTCTTTGAGACATCTTTTAGTGAGTCAGATTCTAAATATTTATCAAAAGTATTTGGTTCTTCAAACTTTGCAAAACCAAGAACTACGGTTCCGTTATTTGTGGAAGAAAGATTTCAAACATTATTAAACTACGGTTATAATAAAGGTTACATTAGAGGTATCAATTGTGATTTATTAGCTTTACCAAGAGCAAAAGGAAATGACTTATCCTCAATTGCATTTTATTTAGAAAGATACCAAACACCGTCTTCCCCTTGGGTTGTATCTGAATTAAGAGGTAGTAAAGTATATAATCTATTCAGATTTACAACAGTTTCTGATGGTGACGACGCTAACACTGAAGTTAAAATTTCGATAGCAAATATGTCATTTGGTAATTTAACTTTTGACATTTTAGTTAGAGATTTTTACGACACGGATAATAATCCGGTTGTTATTGAAAAATTCACAAATTGTTCGATGAATCCTCAGGATAATGCGTTTGTTGCACAAAAAATTGGTACCGCTGACGGAGAATACGTTTTGAATTCAAAATACATTATGGTTGAGATGAATGAGGATGCTCCAATTGACGCATTACCTTGTGGTTTTCAAGGATTTAGATTTAGAAATTATGCAACATCTAGACCACCGTTCCCAATTTATAAAACTAAATATGATTTCCCTGGAGAAGTTGTGTTTGACCCACCGTTTGGATTAAGTTCAGGTTCTAACTTGGCAATCCAAAGTCCGGGGGATAATGTTCGTAGAACTTACTTAGGTATTTCTACAGGATATGGGGCGGGATATGACCCTGATTTCTTCCAATATAAAGGGAAACAAAATTCTATAAATCTATGTACGGCAATAGAGGGGGATGATTGGACATATAAAACAAAAGGATTCCATATGGATGTTAACGCATCATCAATTGTTTATCCGGGAACATCTGACCCTGAATTTTATGTTGGTGACGCACCATTTACATCAGACCCTGATAGTGAAGTTAGTCCTTATTATAGAATTTATTCTCGTAAATTCTCATTATTAGTTCAAGGAGGATTTGATGGTTGGGATATCTATAGAGAATCTAGAACAAACACCGACACATTTAAATTAGGTAGAGTTGGTTACTTAAATGGAGCTTGTACGAGTATACAATATCCAACGGCAACAGGGTTTGGAGCATTCAAGAAAATTACTGTAGGAAACAATGGTGTTGATTGGGCTAACACTGATTATTACGCTTACTTATTAGGACAACAAACATTCTCTAATCCTGAGGCGGTGAATATTAACTTATTTGTTACTCCGGGTATTGATTATGTTAATAATTCTGATTTAGTTGAGGACGCAATTGAGATGATTGAATTTAATAGAGCTGACTCATTATATGTTTGTACAACACCGGATATTGATTTGTTTATGTCAACTGTAAACTTATCAACTGATTTAATTTATCCTCAAGAAGCGATAAATAACTTAGAAACGACAGGTATTGACTCTAACTATACGGCAACTTACTACCCTTGGGTATTAACAAGAGATAGTGTTAACAATACACAAATCTACTTACCACCAACGGCAGAAGTTGTTAGAAACTTAGCGTTAACCGACAACATCGCTTTCCCTTGGTTCGCGGCGGCAGGTTACACAAGAGGTATAGTAAACGCAATCAAAGCGAGAAAGAAACTTACTCAAGAAGATAGAGATACTCTTTACCAAGGTCGTCTTAATCCAATTGCTACGTTCTCTGATGTTGGAACTGTGATTTGGGGTAATAAAACTCTACAAGTAGCTCAATCGGCACTTGATAGAATCAACGTAAGAAGATTATTACTTCAAGCTCGTAAATTGATTTCTGCAGTATCTGTAAGATTATTGTTCGAACAAAACGACCAAAAAGTAAGACAAGACTTCTTAGATGCTGTTAACCCTATCTTAGACGCTATCAGAAGAGATAGAGGTTTATATGATTTCCGAGTTACAGTATCATCAGATACTGCTGATTTAGATAGAAATCAAATGACAGGTAAGATTTACATCAAACCAACCAAATCGTTAGAATTTATAGACATTACGTTCTATATTACTCCAACCGGAGCTTCTTTCGAGAATATATAATAAATAAAATTATGACCCATTGTAATAGTGGGTCATAATAAGCCTTAATATAAAGATATGTTAAAAAATAGAATAAAAGAAGGTATTGACGAGTTTGGTGCCCCCGATGAAAAGTATTACGCATTTGATTGGGATGATAACATAGTATCGATGCCGACAAAGATAATTTTAAAAGATGAAGAAGGTGATGAAGTTGGAATGTCTACCGAAGATTTTGCGACTTACAGAGAAGAAGTTGGAAAAGAACCTTTTGAATTTGACGGACATACAATAGTAGGGTTTGCTAACGACCCTTTTAAATGGTTTAGTGTTAAGGGTGATAAGCAATTTATAGTCGACTCTATAACAGCAAAACCGGGTCCGGCTTGGGCAGATTTTGTTGAGGCAATTAATAATGGTTCAATTTTTTCAATTGTTACCGCAAGAGGACATACACCGTCAGTATTAAAAGAGTCTTGTTATAACTATATTGTTTCAAACACAAATGGAATTGATTCTGATGAATTGGTTAAAAATTTAGAAAAATATCGTGATTTAGCGGATGAAGAAAATGTCTCTAAAAGAGAAATGATTCGAGAATATTTGGACTTATGTAGATTTTATCCTGTTACTTATGGTGAAGGTTCGGCAACAAATCCGGAACAAGGTAAAATTAACGCATTAAAAGAATTTGTTGAGTATGTTAAGGCAATGTCTCAACATATACAAAAGAAAGCTTTCTTAAAAAATAAAATAAACAATTATTTCGTCCCTAAGATAGGTTTTTCAGATGACGACTTAAAAAATGTGGATGTTGTGAAAAAACATTTTGAGCAAGACCCAGAGAATATAATTAAAACATATTCAACAGCTGGAGGAATTAAAAAAGAATATTAAAATATTTATTATAAAATAATTAATAAATAAAAACTATTAATATAAAAACTAGGATTTCTAGAATGATAGATTTTTTAATTCTAGAAGTCAAGAGAAAAA